GATTATTAATATTTTCAAAATATTTTTTAACTTTTATTATAAGAGTTTTTTTTAAATTGTCACAATGCATGAAAGATCTGTATCCTAACCATCCTTCTTCACTTAAATTTGGTTCACGATATTGAATATTTAACGCATAATTTCTTATAGCATCTGGATCTTTTAAAAAATTATCAATGATGATTGGATACATTTGATTTATCAGAGGGTTTTTTTGACTCCACCACTTGGTTTTAAGAAACCAAGAAAAGTTGGGTTAACTTTGATATTTCAGTGATACCAAAGAATGCACATAAAAATAATACATCCCAAAGTTTAAGTTTAATCGCAAAGGGTATTGTGAGAAATCCACCAACAACTTTTATGATTAAACCATATTTAAAATCTCCCCAAAGCATGATTTGATAACCAATTATGAGAAGAAGATTTCCAAGATATCTTAAGATACTTGTTTTAGACATAAGGGGGATTCATCACCGACCAGTGCTGTTATAGACCATCCGTGTCTTTACGCTACTTCAACAGATTCAAGATCTTGAGCAACATACTCCATAAGCATTTCGTAGTCATCAAGAGGATCACCTGAAAATATCACCCCTTCATTTTCATAGAAGCGGCGCACCTTTTTATAAAGTTTCGGATTCTTTACATCAAGGTAAATTTCACCATTAGCAGCAAGTTGAAGAGTGCTAACATCCTTTTTGAATTTTTGAACCAGAGACATTGTTTTGAATTGTTTACTCAGATATTATAGAGTACTTGATTTTTTATGTCAAGTGTGCCAGTAAAGTAACTGGTAATCGGGGTGAAAGGATTCGAACCTTCGACCCCCCGCTCCCAAAGCGGATGCGCTACCAAACTGCGCTACACCCCGATATTTTTATATTATATGCAAAGAATTAAAAATTGTCAAGCTATAGATATTGTCAGAGTCCCACCCTTTGAATATATTGGAGCATATCTATTAGTATAATCATAAATTAAACTATACTTATCTGTTCTCAAACTATATGTAAAACCAGCAATTTGAGACCATGTATTACTGGCACTAATTTTCTCATGTAAAGAATCTGACCAAATATCTAAACTTAATCCTTGAGTTGGATGTTGTAGTATAGTTGGAGGTTGTAGTCCAGTTAATGCTGCAGTTGATCTCCAAGTAACATATTTCCCATCATAAAATGAAAAAGAATTTGTATTATTAGACATTGTAAATAAACTTGGTAAACTGGGAACGGTACATGCTACCGTAGCAGAAGCGTAATTTGAATCTACATTAACTGCATTTCCACCTTGAATTCCAGATCCAGTTATTGTCACAGTCCAAGCATTACCTTCTGATGGGTTTGTCAATGCTAAAGTTGCCGTTGCCATATTTTGTATTTTTTACTTATTTATATTTCTATGTATAAAAGAAATTCCCAAAATAGGAACTACAATTATACCAAAACCACATAAACCTAACCACAATTGACTTGCAGCAAGTGCTTCTACAATATGAAAAATCATATACCTCTCCAATTTTTATATTCATAATGAAAATATTGATCTACAGTATCATCTAAAGGTGGATTAACATCCCATTCTGCCCATTCTTCACAAAACTGTTTTATATAGTTATCGTTTAACACACTTCTACCATAAGATCTTACAAAACAAGTCATCGCAAACTGATACTTCTTATTATGAGTAGGCATGAGTCAATCCCCAATAAATCCACAATCCAATCGTAGAAAAATAGATTAAAGTTGTGATTAAAAGTGTTTTAGTCATCTTCTTCGTCCTCATAAGTAGATGGTTCTTCAAATAATTCATCCATTTTTTGTTGAAATATTCTTTCTTGCAATTCTTTTAGATCTTCTTCTGTGATGGATATCATTTGTCCTTAAGTAAGTCTTCTATTCTTTTACGCATGTTTGCACTTTCCTGATTCATATAGTCTCTGAGTGAATATCCTCTTTGACCTCTCATAATACAAGTGCCTTGATAAAACATCGTGGCAGCAAATACCAACAGGAAAACTATACCAATTATTTCAGGGTAATGTTGATCCATGGTAGTAATGGTGGAATAACTCCAACTAACCTTAAAAGTCCCTCAGCAAATAAAGCAAGAACCACCCAACCAACGCACATACTAATGATAGAAGCATTACGGTTGTGTCGTCGTATTGCTGCATCGATCATCTCCTGAACTTCAGTGCGAGTCACATAATCATCGTCAAATGGTTCCATCATTTTTCATCTCCAAGAAACTTTGCCAGAGGGTCTCTTCGGGTTTTGACTATTTCAACTGCTCTCTTGTAAAACATATTGTCAATGTTCCCAGAGGCTTCAAAAGTTTCCTTAATCTTCACCCAATTATCGTAGGTGTGTTGATCCATAAGGTTTAGAGTTGAATACTACTAGTTATGCTAGTGAGTATTTGAAGAATGTCAAGTTTGTGTTGATTTCAAAAAAGTGTTTAAGACAATCTTAAATTTGTAATATTTCTAAAGGAAGATCAGGGATTCGAACCCTGGAACGCTATTAACGTTAATAGTTTTCAAGACTATCGCCATCAACCACTCGGCCAATCTTCCGTAAAGTCCTCAACGGACTTCAAAATCTAATCTTCTTACTTTTCGTTGACGCCTTGCTTCTTGAAAAGCAAGGTCTTCATTTGTAAGAAGACCAGTTTTGGTTTTGTTATGATAAGAGTTTAGCATAACAACATTAGATAAGTCAACTGCTGAAATCTTATCACCACGAATGGATGCCATATTCGGACAACCACATGTTACAGTTTTACTAGGATGCCCCTCTATCTCCTTACCACAGGAACGGCATCTGATTCTTAAGTTTTCCATTGCTAATTAAATCAATATATTATATATTATTGAAATGGTGTCTGTTGGGGAATTTGTTCTTGAGGTTGTTCTGTAGCAACATCCTCTATAGACATTTTTTGAGATTTTTCAGTTATTGATCGCAACATCCAAATAAACTTTCCATGTGACTCCATCAAATCTTGAAGGAGATTTTCAGTTGCATATGATCTTTGAGAACCTGCTGCTTCAGATGCTTCAGTTAATAACTCCATAAAGATAAGATTATCTGCAAGAAGTCTTTTAACCATGTCATCTGCTTTGACTATTGGTTTACCTGGAAGAACCTGTCTTTGTCCAAGTTCATCTACTTGAACAAAATTAGACCCTTCACCAACAGTAGAAACTTCTACAATTCTTGTAAGAGTTCCAACTGGACGAATGTTCAAAAATCTCATATGTTCTGCAAGACGATCAATCTCTGCAAACATATCCTCATACTGTTGACCAAACAAAGTATGAAGTTGTTGAAAATCAGAACCTATAACATTCCAATGAAAAACCCAAGTCTTATGAAATAAAACAAAAAGATTTGAATGAATATCACTCAATAACTTGTATAAACCTTCCATCTAACCAAATACTTTTGAAGTATTTATAAAGTGGGCGATACTGGATTCGAACCAGTGACTTCACACTTGTAAGGAGCGCACTCTACCGCTGAGTTAATCGCCCTAAAAAATCAAGATTTACTCAACATATATTCTACAGTGTTTGCTACATCATTCATAGCATCACGAAGATTTTCTCTTTGACCTGATTCTTGCTTACGAATTGGTCTTGAACTATCAGTAAGAGTCCAACGCCACAAACTCATAGATTCACAATACCATAACTTAATATTCATTTTTAGAATACTCTAGTTTAATCCAATTAATCAGAGCATTTAGTTCCATCTTCTTCTCTTCAGTGAAATCAAATTGTTTATTGAAGAGATAAAAATCAAGTGCTTCAAGAGCAACTTCTCTATCGCGTTGGGAAATAAGAGACATAAACCTCCTAACTCGTTTCCTATTATACTAAAAAAGGGAGTTGTTGTCAACCCCCGATTTATACTATGTAGTGATTATCAGAACTTGAAGGTAGTCTGAATCACACCACCCCAGTTAGAGGAGTTACCAGCAAGACGCTGATTGTCGCTACCATAGATGATAGCAGGAGTGACACTGATGTTATCAGACACTTGATACTTGTAGAAGAATTCAAGCATCGTTGCCTTTTCAAGGTTCTCTCCAGTTGGTGCCTGACCGATAGCAACACCAGCAGAGTTGCCATCAACAAACACATCATCCCAAGTCAGACCAGCAAACCAGGACTGACTGTTGGTAGCAGCACTCTTAGTACCACTTACAGTATTCCAACCATAACCACCAGAGATAGATGGAACCCAACCAGATTGAGTAGGTTGCCAATATGCGTTCAGAGCATAACCATTAGAGGTTTGACCAGGAACCAGAGTACCAGAAGCACCATTTAGACCGTTGTAGGTGCGAACACGAGTACCTTCAGTGCCATAACGATAACCAAATGCGATACCGTAGTTGTCACCACGATAACCAACCTGAGCCAGAGTATTCAGAGCACCAGACTTGTCAAATTCACCAGTAGAACTATCAGCACCGTTTTGTGCCACATAATTTACACCAGCAACAAGACCTTTCTTGCCATACTGAACGCCGAAACCAGAACCAGTTGCCTTGTTATAAACACCAGGAGCACCAGCAACAGCAAAGAAGTCAAGAATACCAGACTTATATGCGGTAGGCATCCATGCCATCTCAGTGTTACGAACCAGAGCACCAGCAGTTAGAGTTGCTTTGTTATTAAAAGCAGGGAACTGATAGTACAGACGGTCAATAACTACATTATTACCATTTGCACCAGAGGTGTTGTCTGCTTTATCCAGTTTGAAGATAGAAGAACTGGAACCAAAAGGATTGCTGCTGAAGTTAGCAGAACGCAGACGGGTCTTCAGCAAATCTTTACCAGTGAAGGAGGTGTCAAGATTCAGACGAAGATCATAGTTGAATGCAGTATGAGCAATGTCACCTTTCTTGGTTTGATACTTATCAACACCACCAATCACGAAGTTTGCTTCACCACGCAGTTTGGTAGTGGTAGAGAACTGAGTTGCTTCAAGTTCAGTAACTTGCGCTTCCAGACCATCTACACGACCCTTCAGAACAGCGAGTTCTGTAGCAAACTCATTAGCAAGACGCTTGAGTTCGTCGGTAACTTCAGTCACACGATCCAGGCAAGCATTCAGAAGTGCTGCTGCCTCATAACGGGTCATTGCACGACCACCACGGAAAGTGCCGTTAGGATAACCAGCAACGCAACCATAACGTTCTACAAGATTGCTGAGTGCTTGGTATGCCCAATCAGTAGGTTGGACATCAGAAAATTGAGTAACACTCGTGACCTGTTCTTGAGAAGTATATTGGTTGACTGCTGCCATATTAAGATCTGCGGCATTTGCAGCAACAGGAGCAACCATTCCCAGAGCAACAGGTGCGAGCATCAGTTGTTTGAGTTTCATATAGTTTGTTAAGAATTACAACTACAAGGTTTATTTAGACGCTCCAGGAATTATGGAGCAAGCGGAAGACGAGATTCGAACTCGCAACAACCTGCTTGGAAGGCAGGGACTCTACCGTTGAGTTACTTCCGCAAGTGGAGGGAAGATTTCTCTTCCCAACGCAACTTCCTTCACACAAGAGGAATATAAGACAAATCTAAAAATTTGTCAAGCCCCCGACAAGACTTGAACTTGCGACAACCGCTTTACAAAAGCGGTGCTCTACCAACTGAGCTACAAGGGCGAAACAGGGGAGGCCATCCCCCTGACCTAGAAATATTCTAGGTTTTAGTGGAAGGAGAGCTCTTGAGGTTATCGCAGGATCACTTCCAACTCCCCCACCTGGACTCGAACCAGGAACCCCAGAGTTAACAGCTCCGTGCTCTGCCAATTGAGCTATAAGGGAATAGTGGTAGGAGGGATCTCTATGTGCGGACAGAATCACCTTTACCTTCATCCAGACACAGAATACTAGACTGGCGAGAGGGTTTGCACTTCCTACGGAGAAATACTAACGGGGGTGTTTCCACCCCACTAATTCACTTAGAACTTACAAAGTTATTAATTTTTTCAGCAAGTGCTTCAATCTTTTCATAAGAAGGAAATGATGGATAATCCCATTTACTTCCAGTATTTTGATTATGATTATCAACTATGTTATATCGAGAAAGATATTCATCATTTGCATGAGCATATGCTTGCTTAAAGATTTCAAAACGTAGTTCGTAAGGTGTCATTTGTTTACTCCTGTGTGTTTGTGTGTTTGATGGAGTAAGTGTGATACACCTCAAGGATGTAACAGGGACTTACCCTCCATCACTTTTATGTATGGAGTTTATAACTCCAAGCGCCTCAGGTTGGATTCGAACCAACGACTAACCGCTTAGAAGGCGGATACTCTTGTCCACTGAGTTACTGAGGCAAGAGACCTCCCTGTTTGTGCATCGTTGAGAGGCATGGGAGGGGCAGGACTTACAAGAGGTTTGGACCCCCCTTTGCCTATGAGAGTATTATAAGGGATGAAGGCAATCCTGTCAAGATCCCAAATCAACGAAAAGGAAGACCACCATACCAACCAACTAAAGAAATTCTTCTACCAGAAGTTACTGGTTTAACTCTATGCGAAACTATTGATGGAAAAATAATTACATCACCAGCATCAAGTTTAAAAGTTTTAACTTTTCTTGTAGGATGAAACAATTGAAGTTCTCCACCCATATAATCTTCTTTAGAACTTAAACACATCACAATACTTAATTTTCTTGCCAAATGTTTTTTAGAATTTTTCAGAATATCAATATGCCAACTGTAATGATCCCCTGGAGCATCATAAACAGTAAACTGAATTTGTTCATTCCATCCTTCCAAATCAAAATCATAATATGATTTATTAGCAGATAATATAAAGTGCGCCAACATTCCCGCAACCCAAGAATCAGTATAAAGCCATCTATTAGAGGATGACCTTATTTTCAGATTAACTTTATTTTCAGTACTAACAGTAGATTTTTCTAGATAGTTTTTATCAAAAAAATCAGCAATAATGCTATTACATACTTCCTTGCTCATCTGAGAAGGAATAAAGTAATGATTCAAAAGTTGAACATCATCATCAAGATCAGACATATTTTAAATTATTAAGTTTAAAGATTAAGAATTTTTATTTTCTTTTCTTGAATTTTTCTCTTCAGAAATTTCTGCTCTACGTGCCTTAACAAGTTTAGAAATTTCTTGAAGTGCCTTACGAGCACGGGTGCCTGCTGCGTTGTTTCCACCAGCAAACTTTTCATCTTCTACTTTCCATGCTTCAACAGCATTCAGCAGTTCTTCTGATACGGACATAATGATCTCCAAAAAAATAGGATATATTTATATAGTAGTTTTAATTGCAGGTTTCTATCCAAGGAGCACAAATTCTCATTGGTGGTGTAAGTTTCTTACATTCATCAGTATAACATAAATTTTCATCATTCTTTTCTTCAATGTATTTTGGTTGATACTTTTTATCTGATTCTTGAATAATTCTATCGTATTCTGGAGTAACCTGTTCTATTGCTCTGGTCACATCTCTTTCGACCCTACGATTTATTTTGTCAGGATCTTTAAGTATAACTTCATTAATGATAGTTTGTGGGAAAAATTCTCTTTGAATTTCATCCAATAAATCCCAAAGTGCATTTTCTGATATCTTACTACATTGTGAGAGTGCTGTGATAAGAGTTGATAATACAATTCCTACTATAATGAGTTGGTTTTTATCTGGTCTCTTTCCAAAGTTAAAATTAAACATAAGAAAGGGAAGTGCTGTTACTCCCCTTATATATCAAACTTCAGTCAAAATCAGTCGGTTTGCATAATCATGTGCATAATGTGTGCGAGCACCATGAATGCCCCAACCAATCCAACTGTACGCATAGTTCATGTAGCGATTAATTGTCTTACCAGGAGTTTTCATCTGGTTTTCAATTCTTTGCCACTGAACTTCATTCGTTAGATACCGAAGTTGCGTGTAAAGTTCTGATGGTTTCCCACCATACTTCTTAGCAAAATCACCCAATCCATAATAACGATTGGCAGATGTCCATTGAATCAGTCCGTAACCGCCACCGCAGTTACTCCAACTGGTTCTGCTACCACCTTCACAAATATTAGGAACAAAAGTTGATTCTTGTTTAATATTGCCCATGATGGTAGCAAGGGCGTTTCTGTCTTTAATACCACGATCCTGGAAAAATGCCAGGGTAACATTTTCGTGTTCATTACACCCTTTACAAATTAGCCTTTTTTCTTTTGGCTTTGGTGGTGCAACCTCGCGGATTGCTGTCTTCTTTTCATCTACAAGGTCAAACTCTTTAATAACTGAGAAAGGTGCTTGTCCAGGAACTGGAGGAGGCGGACCTTGCATCTTGTAGTTGACGAATGGCAGTGATGCCGTACTGGTTGTAACCGTTGCCAGAAGAGGCAGGGCTACTGTAAAGATAGATTGCATTAATTTTAATTGAACTCTACATCCGTATAGAAAGGGGGTACACCCTTTTCTCAAAGGGCACTTTCCACGGCTCTAATTTCAGGTCAAAGACTCATTATAAAAAAACCCCACTCATAACAGGGATCCAAAGGATTTTACATTATAAGTGATTATTTAGAAATATTACAAATCCATAAAATAACCACTAATATACTCCAAAGATAATACTTCAAGATTTTCTTTTTGAATTACCCAGTCTCGAATCTCACTATAAACACTTTCAGCATCTTTAATTCGACCTTCATCACATAATTCGTGCATTCGATTGATATGATTTTCAATCAAAGTATTGCAGACTTTTTTTACTTTCAGGTCATTCATTAAAATAATCCTTCCGATAATATCTTCCTAGGACATTGGAATTATAATACGCAGGTTCGCCATTGTCAAGTTTTTGCAAAAAATATTTTCAAACATAAATAAAAATACAAGAAAGAAAATATTTCTATGAATTGGAAATATAACGAAGAAGATTTTACTGAAGTCCCAAAGAATATGGAAGGTTTTGTCTATTTAATTACCAACCTCACAAATGAAAAAAAATATGTAGGGAAAAAACACTTCTGGTCTCGTCAAAAAGACAAAAAAACTGGCAGAAGAAAAAAGAAAGAAAGTGATTGGAGAAATTACTATGGTTCTTGCGATGAGTTAAAAGAAGATATTAAATTATTAGGAAAGGAAAATTTTTTAAGAGAGATTCTTTACATATGCCCCCATAAAAAATCTATGTCTTATTATGAAACTATGGAACAATTTAAAAGAGATGTATTAATGACTGACGAATACTACAACACAAATATAGAAGGTAGATTTTTTGTTAGTGAAAGAGCAGGAATATATGAAGTAGTTTTAAGGAATGATAAATTTAGAGAAATAATCAAAGACAGAATGACTGGAGATAAAAATCCAGCAAAAAGACCAGAAGTTAGACAAAAATTAAGTGAAATGTTTTCTGGAGAAGGAAATCCAATGTATGGAAAAAACCTAACAGAAAAACACAAAAAAATACTAACAACATCGAGAAACGTAAAAATAAGTGATGGTAACCATACTTGGGAAACTGTCGTATCATACTTAAAAGATAAAAAAATAGGGTTTCAAAAATATAAAAAACAGTTAGAAGAAGGTCTAATTTTTATTGTTAACTAATTCAATTATTGTTCTGGAATCATTATGACTTATTGGTAATGAGATAAACAAAACCAAAGTGGTCCAAAATATCATCAGAGTCAAAAATTTTCCCACAGTACCTCCAAGGATTTTCATAGCTCATAATCTAATCTTATACTTTGAGCTATTTAGAACCTAGAATTATCTTGAAACTCCACAGAGTCATTTTACACATAAAAAAACACCCCCGTCAAGAGGGTGTAAAGTTATATGAGTTTTATATCAAGCTTCTGGTAGTCCAGGAGTGACTCTAGGACCCTTATATCTTTTTAATTTTTTAATAGAATCTCCAGTCATTCTTTGGTCGTGTGCCATACCGTGAGAACCTCTTCTTTGGTCATCTACAACGGCAGCAGTTCTTGAAGCAATAGCAGATTGCTCAATAATTTCTTCTAACCAATTCTCACTCATATTTTCAATGATTGCATTTGCATCATTAAGTGTTTCTGCAAAGTTGTTCTCTAGAAGGTATGATGCTACAATCTCATAAATTTGATATTCTTCACCCAGTTCTTTCTTCTCTTTTGGAGTTAGAGTTCCTGCTGACATTGCTCTTTGTCTTGCTCTTTGCAATTCTTTATCCGAACCCTCTACTTCAGCGGCATATCCTCTGAGTTCTACTCTTGGTCTATCTCTAACAGAACCTTTTCTTGATGCTGCAAGTTTCTTTAGAACTTCACTTTGCTCTTTTTCTCTCTTCTTACGGTCTGCATCGGACTCATCACGTTTAAACTTAATGTAAGGACGATCTGCACCACTCTCTGCTGCTGCAATGGTCCTATCTACACTATCAGAACGTTTGTGTGCTCTAGAACGTGCTGCAAGTTCTCCACGAACTCTTGTCTCACCTTCCTTGCCAAGTTCTTTTCTCATTCTAGTTGCTTCATCAAGTTCAAATTCTTCATTATATTCTTTATTCCTAACTGCTGCGATTGCTTCTGCTCTTGACATTCCAGATGCCATCATTCTTGCAATCTGAACATCTGCAAAGTCAGTATCACCATCTTGGTCTTGGTCCTTCTTCTTTGCCTCATAGATTGAAGCATAAGCATCTGCAATATCTTTGATTGTTTTTGCTGATGGCCATTCAAATGATTGTGTCATTGTACCTGGAGTTAGAG